GGGGACCTGTTGGGCAAGTTACCACCGTCGATTCTGAGAATAATTTGGTTAAGTTTTTCGGCGGGCCTACTGACGAAACTTATACATCATTTTATACTGCAGCTAACTTTTTATCATACGGTAATAACTTACAACTAGTTCGTGTTGTTAACGAAGGAGCCGCGAAAAACGCAATTGCAAACGCAAGCGCAACCGCAATTTTAATTAAAAATGAAGATGACTTTTTAAACGGTGCATATTCGGCAGGCGGGTTAGGCCGCGGCGAATTTGCTGCAAAATACCCAGGTAATCTAGGTAACTCTTTAAAGGTTGTTTTAGTAGATGCAAACACATTTGCAACTACCGCAGTTACTCCTAATATTATAGGACAATTTGACAGTTCTCCAGGAACGTCAACATATGCAACTTCAGTTGGCGCAACGAATGATGAAGTTCACGTTCTCGTTATTGACGAAGACGGATTATGGTCTGGCGGTACACGCAACTCAGTATTAGAAAAATTCGCATTTTTGTCAAAAGCATCAGATGCTAAGAATACTAACGGTTCTTCCAATTACTATAGAGATGTAATTAATACATCTTCAGAATATGTTTGGTCTATAGATCATCCAACAGGCATGACATCTGGCGCAAACGCGTGGGGAACTGCAGCAATATCAGGTAAGGCATTTACTTCTTTATCCACCGGTGTAGCCGCATCCTTGTCTCTAGGTGTTTCTGCAGAGACTACCATAAGTAATGGCAATGTTATTGCCGGATTTGATTTATTCTCCAATGACGAGCAGTTCGATGTTAGTTTAATTCCTGCAGGTCCATGGAGTAACACCACCGTTGTTAGTAGTTTAGTAGCGCTTGCAGAAGATAGAAAAGATTGTATGGTATTCTTATCACCTGAGTTATCAGATGTGGTGGGAGTTACTCCTTCTCAACAACCAATTAATGTTGTAGATTATAGAAATAATCAGATCTCTGTAAATTCTAGCTATGCTGAAATGGATTCCGGATGGAAATATCAGTATGACCGTTACAACGACAAATATCGTTGGGTCCCATTAAATGGAGACGTTGCTGGTCTATGCGCAAGAACAGATTTCGTAGCAGATCCATGGTTCAGCCCTAGTGGTTACAATCGCGGCCAAATTCGAAATGTTGTTAAATTGGCTTTTAGTCCAGGTAAAACCGACAGAGATACGTTATACAAAGCAGGTATTAATCCTGTAGTAACATTCCCAGGTCAAGGTACTATATTGTTTGGCGACAAAACAATGCAGTCGAAACCAAGCGCATTTGATAGAATCAATGTTCGTAGATTGTTTATTGTATTGGAAAAAGCAGTTGCTACAGCCGCAAAATTCCAGTTGTTTGAATTTAACGATCAATTCACACGTGCTCAATTTAGAAATCTAGTTGAACCATTCTTAAGAGATGTTCAAGGTCGTCGTGGTATTACAGACTTCAAAGTTGTTTGTGATGAAACAAACAATACTGGTGACGTGATTGATAGAAATGAATTTAGAGCTGACATTTTTGTTAAGCCTGCTCGTTCTATTAATTTTATAACATTGACATTTGTCGCTACAAGATCAAGTATTTCTTTCGAAGAAGTCGGCGCTTAATACCGGAGAAAATAAATGGCAAGCAATTTTAGAATAGATCAATTTAAAACACAACTAAAGGGCGGCGGAGCTCGTCCTAATCAATTCCAGGTTAGAATTGGGTTCCCGGCTTATGTTCAAAACGACAGACAACTATTAGAATCTAGTAGTTTCTTAGTTACAGTAGCAGAACTTCCAGGCCAGACCATAGGTACCACTCCGGTATTTTATAGAGGCAGAGAAGTTAAACTGGCTGGCGATAAAGTGTTCGCACCTTTCCAATGTACAATTTTAAACGACACAGATTTTAAACTAAGAAATGGTATAGAAGAGTGGATGAATGGAATTGAGAACATGGGACTAAAAACTGGTTTTACCAATCCTAATGCATATCAGTCAATTATTGATGTTATGCAATTGGACAGAAATGGCGCAACTTTAAGATCATACAAAATGCTAGGTGCATTTCCAGTGGATATTTCTCCTGTTGGATTGGACTTTAGCGCAAACGATCAGCTATCTACATTTACAGTTTCGTTCCAATACCAACACTTTGAGTATGGTTTAAGAGCAGCTGATAGTGTGGCCGCTTCTACATTAGCAGCAGGAGCAGTGCTTGGATTGAGTGTTTAATTTTTTGGAATTTAAATAATGGCAATTAATTTATTTGGCTATACAATTAGCCGTGACGATGTAAATGATATTAACACGGTGGCGCGGAATCAATCTTTCGTGCCACCTGTTACTGACGATGGAACAGCAACCGTACAGGGTGGAGGCCATTTTGGTACTTATCTTAATATGGATGCTACTGCAAAGTCTGAATCTGAGTTAATTACTCGATACAGAGAAGCATCTATGTATGCAGATTGTTCCAGCGCAATTGATGAAATTGTTACTGAAGCAATTGCGGCGGTAGAAGATGAAGCTGCAGTACAAATTAATATTGATGGATTAGATTTACCTGACAACATTAAAACAGCAATTACGGAGCAGTTTAATACTGTTGTGCGATTGCTTGACTTTAATATGAAGGGTTTTGATATATTCCGCAGTTGGTATATTGACGGAAGAATATATTATCAAAAAATTATAGATACTAAGACTCCTAAAAAGGGAATCTTGGAATTAAGAAAAATTGACCCAAGAAAGATTCGTAAAGTCCGAGAAGTTAAAAAGGATAAGGATCAGAAAACGGGGGTTGATTTAATTAAGTCAATTGAGGAATATTTTATCTATAGCGAAAAAGGGATTAACTATAATCCCAATTATCAAACTTCAGTTTCTGGTACAAATCAGGGATTAAAGGTTGCTATAGATTCTATAGCATATGTTCCTTCTGGTTTAAATGATTCGGAACAAAATGTAGTTTTAAGTTATTTACATAAGGCTATTAAGCCGGTTAACCAACTTAAAATGATGGAAGACGCGTTGGTCATTTATAGACTTGCTCGTGCTCCAGAACGAAGAATATTTTATATTGATGTGGGCAATTTGCCCAAATTAAAAGCTGAACAATATCTAAAAGATATTATGGCTCGTTATAGAAACAAGATTGTTTATGATTCTGCCACTGGCGAAATTAGAGATGATCGTAAATTTATGTCAATGTTGGAAGATTTTTGGTTGCCTCGTAGAGAAGGCGGCAGAGGTACTGAAATTACTACTTTACCCGGTGGTGAAAACTTAGGTCAAATTGAAGACATAGTTTATTTTCAGAATAAATTATATCAGGCATTGAATGTTCCTTTATCAAGAATGCAACCTCAACAAGGTATTTCATTTGGTAGAGCAACAGAGATTACCAGAGATGAATTAAAGTTTGCTAAATTTGTTGGCAGACTGCGTAAGAAGTTTAGTGAATTGTTTAATGATGTTCTTAAAACACAACTGATCTTAACAGGTGTTATAACCGACCAAGATTGGGATGATATTAAAGAAAAAATACAATATAAGTTTGCACAAGATCAATATTTTGAGGAAATGAAAAATTCTGAGAATCTTCGTAACCGCGTAGATATTATTAATCAGATGCAACCGTATGTTGGTACTTATTTTAGTAAACAATATATAATGAAAAATGTATTAAGAATGACTGATGAAGAAATTGGGCAGATGGAAGAACAGATTGAATCTGAACCTTCACCTACATTGGGCGCTGACGGGCAACCTTTAGATGCTATAAATAATCAACAGTAAGGAAAATTATGGAAACTACAGCAACGCTTAAAAACATGGTAGATGATATTTTAGCTGATCGTTCAAACGATGCAGTTAATCAATTTAATGCGGCAATGGGATTTAAATTATCTACTGCGTTAGATGCAAAGAAACAAGAAATCGCAGCTTCAATAGGACAAAAAGAAGAAGAAAATGAAGAAGTTTAATCAAATAAGATTAGATTTAGTAGAAAAAACTCTTACTCCCGCTGAAAAGAAAAAGCGAGAGGAAATTGCTATGGCCATGGAGCGCGAGAATCCAGGTATGGACATGGGCAAAAAGATGGCTATTGCTACAGCAGCCGCTAAAAGAGTTGCTGAAGAAAACCTTGATGAAATATCAACAAAGACTTTAGCTAAAGCTGCTAAGTCAGCATCGGATCCTGATTCTGATTATTACTATGGTAAGTCACACGATCCTCAAAAATTTGCAGATCATGCCAAAAAGACTAAAGATGCAAAATCTGCGGCTGCTGTTCAAGGTGCCGCTGATGCCAAAAGTCACTATGCAAGACCAGGCCATACCCTTGGAAGTTATGATAAACTTGCAAACAGAACTCCTGCTCGTGTAACTAGTACAGGAAAAGCAAACAAACAAGATGTTAAAACTTTAAAAGGTAACATCCAAAGAAATGAAGAAGTTACTACAACTCATGAAGATCCGTTAGTGCTTACAAAAGACTCAGAAGGTAATATTCATACTCACGCTAATTTATCTGTTGCCAATGCTATTCACGGTACAAATGTTAAGCATCAAGCTATTCATACAGGTATGCCTGTACAAGCTGGTAAATTTACATTTGAGCTATCAAAGCATCACGCTTCACAAGTTAAAGAAGCCAAAGAAAAAACAGAATATGATTACGAAGGCGATATGGCCCGTGGTCAATTACAAAGTATTATCATGAATGCTCAAAGAGTGCATGATATGCTAGAAGACAACGATAATCTTCCTGAGTGGGTTCAATCTAAAATTACACTGGCAGAAGATTATATTTCAACTGTTTCAAACTATATGTCAAGTGAAATAGATGAGATGAATTTATCTTTTGGTTCACAGAATAAAAAACCTGCTCCTGTATCAGCTAAATTAGCAGATATGAAAAAATATTTTGCAACTAATGATAAAGATCAGATGAAGCAAAAAATTACAGGGAAAAAATTCCGCGATATGTCTGAATATGAGGCATGGATGAAATCAAAAGGCGCAATGCAAGTTGCATCATTTGAACCAGACGGCGAAAACACTTTAGATGAATTATCAAAAAATAC